GCCGTACTGCGCGTGCCGGAAACAGCGGTCTGGCCATCAGCTTCTGCGCACCGGAAGAGGCGCAGCGCGCCAATATTCTGTCTGAAATGCTGCAGATTAAGCTTAACTGGGTGAATGCACCGGGCAATGTCAGTCTCGTTCCGCTGGAAGCAGAAATGGCAACGCTGTGTATTGATGGCGGTAAAAAAGCCAAGATGCGTCCGGGTGATGTGCTCGGTGCGCTGACCGGAGACGTGGGGCTGGATGGGGCGGATATCGGCAAGATTGCGGTACATCCTGCACATGTTTATGTTGCTGTTCGCCAGTCGGTTGCCCATAAGGCCTGGAAACAGCTGCAGAACGGGAAAATCAAGGGTAAAACCTGTCGTGTTCGTCTGCTGAAATAAGGTTTAAACGCGTCTCAGACGGTGGTCTGAGACGCGTTTGCATTATTCCACTATTTCACTTCCACGACATTCAGGCGCAGTTCTTCAAACTGATTGTCATCTTCTTCTGGCTGCCAGCCAGCAGGTTTCACGGGGATCTCTTCCCGGTCAAACGCCAGATCGCCGCCATTTACCACTTCCGACTCATGGTTGATACCTTTGAAATCGAAAAGCTCAACGTCCGCGAGGTGAGAAGGCACCACGTTCTGCATCGCGCTGAACATGGTTTCGATACGGCCCGGGTAGCGTTTGTCCCAGTCACGCAGCATGTCACCAATCACCTGACGCTGCAGGTTCGGCTGAGAGCCGCACAGGTTACATGGAATGATCGGGAACCCTTTGGCCTGAGAGAACCGCTCGATATCTTTCTCGCGGCAGTAGGCAAGCGGGCGGATCACAATGTGTTTGCCATCATCGCTCATCAGTTTTGGCGGCATGCCTTTCATCTTGCCGCCGTAGAACATATTCAGGAACAGCGTCTGCAGGATATCGTCGCGGTGATGGCCGAGTGCGATTTTGGTTGCACCCAGTTCTGTCGCGGTACGGTACAGGATGCCGCGGCGAAGACGAGAGCAGAGTGAGCAGGTGGTTTTGCCTTCCGGGATCTTCTCTTTCACAATCCCGTAGGTATTTTCTTCTACGATTTTGTACTCAACGCCCAGTTTTTCCAGGTATTCCGGCAGAATGTGTTCCGGGAAACCAGGCTGCTTTTGATCGAGGTTAACTGCCACCAGGGAAAACTTCACCGGCGCGCTTTGCTGAAGATTACGCAGGATCTCCAGCATGGTGTAACTGTCTTTACCACCTGACAGGCAGACCATAATGCGGTCGCCTTCTTCAATCATATTGAAGTCTGCAATGGCTTCACCAACGTTACGGCGCAGACGCTTTTGCAGTTTGTTCAGGTTGTATTGCTCTTTCTTTGTATTTGATTGATTTTCTTGCATTTATTACTACCTTCGGAGCCAATAGGGGCATAATAGGGGCAAAAATTTTTCAGCGTGCCAGCTTATCGTTAAGCATCAACACCTGTTCGCCATTCATTTCTTCAATCCACGCACCGTAGACTTCATAGACCATTTGCGCGTTTTCATGCCCCATCTGGCTGGCTATGAAAGACGGGTTAGCGCCGGCAGATAACAGCCAGCAGGCAAAAGTATGCCGCGTATGGTACGGATTCCGGCGGCGAATACCAGCACGTTTTACAGCTGCGTTGAATCTCGCACCTATGCTCGATAAAGAGTAGTAGGCTTTCTGTTCTCCCTTGCGCATCCTGGGTATGAAAACGAATCGCAGACTTTGATGTTCCACTGCGCCATACTCGCGATGATTAAAGACAATTTCGGTTTTTGGCTGCAGCGCCGTCAGCTTGAGTTGTGCTTTCAAGGCTTCAAGTGCCGGCTCTAAAAGGGTAATAACCCGGTTTCCTGCTTCGGTTTTTGGTGGGCCGAACATGCCCAAGGCATTAAGATTGCGCTGTATATGAGCCGTACCTTTTTCCCAGTCGATATCTTCCCAGGCAAGAGCTGCGAGCTCTCCATGACGGACACCGGTATAAACTGCGAACGTCCACATATTGAGGCCTTGGCCACGCTCGGACTCCGCAAGCAAACTAAACTCCTGCTTCGTTAAAGGATCCGGTTTTACTTTCCCTTTGTGTAGTTTCTTGATCCCCTCAAAGGGCTTGCCACTTATAAAGCCTGATTTGTGTGCAAACCGAAGCAGGGAGCACAGTAGCGATATATAGTTGTTCACGGTACGCACAGTGCGTCCCTGTTTGTTGCTTCTGGGATTTGCCAGGTAAAGTGTCTCACCGTTCAACAGCTCCTTCCTGTATTTCAGAATGTCGCTGTGGCGTATAGCTGAAACAGGCGTATCTCCGTTGATGATGTGCATTAACGTACCGAGTTGTGAGCGCGTCTTACGCATCGTGTTCGCGCTAATTTCGGTTTCTTTAATGCTTGTCCACAGTTCACACAGCTCTGAAAAGGTTTGAACTGAAACAGTAGTTACGGTTTTTTTTGCTCTGGATGATGAAGGAAAGCGCTGATTGTAATCAAACTCTCCAAGGTTGATCTCGCTAACGATCAGAGCCCGAAGATTACCGGCTTTTTTGATGTTCGCCGGGGTGTTAATCCAACCTTTTAGAATTTCGCGGCAACGCTTTCCCCGGTACATAAACCAGATACAAACCTTATTGTTTCTGATTTCGACACCCGTAGGCAAAGCTGCCATCTTACGCATCCCTTATTAACTGATTAATTCTCGGATAGTTATACCAGGTTGTGCCACGCAAGGTTTTTTCTCCAGAAGGCGATATCCGTTTAAAATGGACACCTTCCACCCAGCAGCCCTGGCGATACTTCTCAATCTGTCGTTGGGTCAGGCCTGTTTTTTCTGTGAGCCTTGCGCCAACAACCCATTCTTCGTTAAAAATTACCTGCGACATGGTTCACCTCAGGTAACCGGCATGAGTATAGATATGCCGGTATTTAGTCGTTGATATTTCAGTTTCAGTTTGCCTGGCCGGGCAGGGAACGCAGTCGGCGCATGCCGGTCATTGCTGTGGCCACGTAGCTTGCCTTGCAGTTGACCACTTCAACCCAGACCTTCACGCCTTCCACTCTCACCGTGTAGGTCTCTTTCATCTTGCTGCGCCCATAGTCACCATATCTTTGCTGGTGGGCGGCGAGTGCGATTTCACATGCCTGGCGAGCCAAAGGGGATTGCTTACTGCCTCGATTAATCAGTCGCATTTCTTCTCCTTGAGGGAGAGTTTCCCCTCCCGATCTCGTTAGTCCACGTATTCCGGTTTCATATCCGCCAGGGTGATGCTGAACTGATGGTGTAGTTCCTCTCCTAAATGGCGTTTCACAGATGCCAACACGCGTTCAGCTTCGCCAAAGCGTTCTGCCGCACCGGGTTCATCTGGAGATGGTAGGGAGTTGATTGCCGCTTCCACCTTGTTACGAGCATCAACCAGGTAATAACGCTTCACAGCTTTGTTCTTCAGTTCAGTGAACAGGGCAGAACCCAGGGTTGCTTTCACGGTTTCAATATCTGCGCGCAGAGCTTTTGCGCTATCCACATCCTGAGCCGCCTCGATGCGGTCACGAAAATCATCAGCAAGTGCATCGATGTTTTGAGCTGATTCCTGAGCCGTTTGAGTGGTAGTGACGTTGTCACCTGAAATGTCTGCAAGGCTCACGTGCTGTGCCGGTGCGGGGTTTACCTCTCGTTCTTCACGGCGATCATCGAGCTCATCCGGGGTGTAAACACCCAGAATCACATCCGGGCAGAACAGTCTCGCCCAGCGTTTGACGGCCAGGTACGCCAGCTGCTGGCGAGGGTCATCAGCCCAAAGGGTAGAGTTTCGGGTTCGGGCCTGAGCCAGCAGCAAATCGAGTTCTCTCGGCTGATCTTCACCTTTAAGCGTTGCGCGGATAATGATGCCGATCCCGGCTTCGTCAGCCAGGGTCCAGCCCGGGACGCGGTACTCGCCTTTGTCGCCTTTACGGATGTGGAATTTTCCAACGACCTTTTCCCATGGCCCGTACCATTCATATTCAAAGCGGCTGGCCAGCACGCCGCTGCGTGAAATTACGGCATTAACCAGCTGTGCTTCATACCCGAGCACACCGTTAATCAGGTGCGTCTTTTGGGCCACGGCAAAGGGATTCATCTGCCACTGTGCCGCTTGCATCGCTACAGCCATGCAGTCGGCCTGATTGCCCTGCAGGTGCTTAGGAACTGTAGCGGTGCCCTGGGCCATAATCTGCGCGAACGTGCTGATGGCGTTCAGATACTGGGAATCGAACAAAGCCACGTTGGAGTTAATAACGGTGTTCTGGTCAGCAACGGTAACGTTAGTGTTATGCATAAATCCCCCTTAAGCCTGAGCGCGCAGCGCTTCGAGGCGGCGCAGGTCGAAGTCGTTCAGCTCATCGGTGTAATCGGAAGTGATCGGCGCTGGCCATTCGCCTGTGTCGAAACCCGTGGCGATGGCGCGCATCGTTTTGCGGTACTCCAGCATGCCCAGTTCCAGCAGTTCGGTGGATGCCTCAATGATGGCGATCCAGTGGTAGTTCTCGTCTTTGTTGACGAAAATCCAGAAGAACTGGTCCAGCGCTGCGGTCTCGCAATACATAGCCGCGCTGAGGTGGTATTCGCGGTCAATGATTTCCCGGTGCAGCCTGGCGCGAAGGCTTTCTTGCTTCACATTCCACATGCTGATGGTTTTCAGGTCAGCACCGATGCGCACGCCATCCAACTCAATTTCTAGATCTGGACGTACACGCACTTCTAATCCGGTTTCGTCGTCGAAACCGAAGTAGCTCACTTCTACGGCGCGGCTTGGATGTGTCAGCAGCATGCCCGCGGTCGGGTGCGCCAGTAGTGCGGACTGAATTGCCCGCGCTGTGGCCAGCTGCTGGCGGGTAACCAGAATCTTTTCGCCAGGATTGTCGCGCCAGGCATCCAGCAATTCGTCGGCGAATATGGCATCGGGCTTAACCGACTTAACTGCCTGGATCATGTCTGCTTTGCTGCCGGACACTTTCAGCGGCGTCGGTTTCTGCGCTTCCTGCGCAACCAAATCAGGATTGATGATCGCTAGTTGCTCGAGTAGCGCATCACGGCTGCCGCTTGTTTTAACCGGCACGGGCAGGGTGGCGTTGTACTCTTTTATGCATGCCTTCATTGCCGTTGCTGTCTGCTTCTGTCCTTCTTCAATACGCTGGTACGCAACAGGGAGAGCCATATAGCTTTGACCCGTTTCTTCCAGGCTCGCGCCAAGCGGCACTGGAGCGGGAAGGGATTCGTTATGTTGTTCAAGCAACGCTTTAATCTCGTCAGCGCTTAGCAGCGTCGGCAGGCTGGCGTTGTACGCGTCGATGAACTCGCGCAGAGTTGCGGTGGTGGTGAAAGCACCCTCTGGGATCTCAGGTTCTACGCTGAACTCTTCTTCGAGGTTTTCCGGCTGCAGTGCAAGGGCGTGCACCAGATTTCCCATATCCAGCACTTTGGATGCTGTGCGCGGGATGGTTTTAGCCACATGGCGTGCATTGAAGTACATCAGGCTGACGCGGGCATCTTTCACCTGGGTGGAGCTGATGCCGTTGGCGGCGTGGTAAACCTCGTTCGGCAGACCTTCATAGCGGCCAGGCTCGAAGTAGGCCGGGTATTCGATTACTGGCTCTGACCGTTGCTCTTCCGGCGCTACGGAATCTGTCTGCGAATTAGCTGCATCAGTGTTTTTGCCCGGTGGTACCGAATCAACATCTTCGTCTTTCTCTGGCTTAGCCGTTTCCATCTGCACATCGCTGGTGGTCTCCGCTGTGTTTTCCGTTTTTTCGACTTCATTTGAGTTGGTATTGATGACCGATTCGGTATTTCCATCCATCAGGCCATCGATGGAGAACACGCCGCTTCCAAGGCTTGCGACCTTTGGCTGGCTTGGAGTACTTGGTTCTTCCACTGTGGAATGACGAACCGCGCGGGAGTCTTCGTTCCATTCTGGATAGCCTTTAGAGCGCTCACCGCTTTCATAGATGCCGTTCGCCGTGAACCACTCACGCACCTGGCTACGCAGTTCGGTTGTACTTTCTTCTCCAGACCATGAAATAGCGCGGGTAACTCCAAAAATACTGTTGGCGTCGTAGTCGAGGATATCGGTGGTTTTACCAAGAACCTTGAGCGCCTTGGCGTGCCACTCATCTTTTTTGTCAGCGAGTTCTTTGGCGGCCAGGAGTTGCGTACGGTTGATTTGTCCCGGTACTGCATCTGGGTACAGCTGAGCAATCGCGATCTCAATGCTCAAGTTCGCCATGTTCTGGGCAACAGCGCGTTTATAGGATTCTGTAGTTTCTGGCTTTGCTGGTTCTAAAGGTGCAGGAGAACCTACTTCAGAAATGCGATTACCCTCAGCCCATTCGCGCACCAGGGTGCCGCGGTCAATGTAATCAGTCGAAGCCCAGATTCTGGTGAATCGGAGAACCAAAGCGAGTTCGTGACGCTTATCCTGGCTGAACACCTTGCGAATGGCGTCGGTATAGCGCCACAGGTCTTTGGTGTCGTAACCCTTAACCTCTTCGCAGTTTTCTGCCGCCAGCAACAGGTTCTGGACATAGCTGTTGTCAGTGTCCATCTCCAGCACGCTGATAGCTTCGTATTCTTCGCGGGTTAGGTGGTGGCGCAGTTCGTCGGCGGTGAACTGGGCGAGTAGCTGCTTGCGGAAGGGCATACGAACGACTGGATAACGTGTGGTTTCGTCATCATTCTCGTCAATCTGGATACCGTTATCAGGTTCTACATCCTGACCGGTTGTAACGCCGGTGTTGCTGGTGCTTTCTGATTTGAGAAGAGTAAGCTTTCCGCTTCTCCACTCTTCAACTAACTGATTGCGGTCGGCAGCATCTGCTTTAGTCCAGTCGGCCATGAATGCAGCAATTACTTCAGCTTCGTGCGCTTCATCTGGCGGGAAGACTTGCTTAATCGCCTGGACCAGTTTCCACTCAGCGTTCAGGCTGAGTTCGGCAACTTCAGGGATGTCGTTCTTCGCCAGCAGCAGGTTCTGGAAATAGGTATTGCCTTCATCCAGTGACATTTCGCTGGCAGCCAGCTGCTGCTCTTTAGTGATATGTGACTGGTATTTGTCGCTGGTCAGATGGACCGCAAAACGTACCGCTGGTGTGCGGTTTTCAAGCGGGACACTCTCGACGGTAGTTTCGACTTTTACGGTCTTTTCCGGTGCGGCGGTGTCGTCCATTGCTCCAGTAGACTCAGCACCAGCCTTTGGCAACCAGGTGCGTCCATCGTCCTGCAGTTCGTAGCGTTTGCACCAGGTGTAATCCACAGTGCTTTCTTCAGGCAGATCGTTGTAAACAGGGAAATCGGTGCGAACCGGTTTGGTGTAATCCTTACCGCGTCCGGTTTCAATACCAGCATCTTCCAGCTCAACATCGAGCTGGAGGTTTGCACGGGCTTCTGATTTCGCAGTGAACCAAATCACTGCGTCTTCTTTACCAGATTTCTGCGTAGCCTTAACTACATAGAAAAATTCCATGTGAGATCCTCTTTTTTGGATGTAAGATCCCCGGGCCAGAGATAGCGCCCATTGGGTGAACTTTGGTTTTTTAAGTAGTTTTCCGGTGTAACTTTGGTCGGGAGCACCGGACGTACGGGCCGCCTTGCGCGGCTTTTACGTTAGCTTTCGTGGGCCATCTGGTCGTACGAAGCACAACGTTCAGAGCAGTATTCTTTTTCTTTGCGCGCCAGCTGTGCGCCGTTGCGATAGAGAAGGGTACTTTTGACTACTTCCTCCGGTTTAACCGGCTTGTCGCAGTAACCGCATTTCGTTGAGTTACACATCTGGATTCCCCTTTTGCGCCAGCAGGTAACAGAGCCGACGAAGAATCACTTCGAAGAAATTCAGTTTTACGGCCTGCTGCCGTCCTGGTTTGCGTGCGTAATCAATCATATTGATCTCCTTGTTATGCCTGTCTTTTTACCACTTCAGGCTCGGTGGTATACTGGAGTTCTCACACAACCAGTAAGGGTAATCATTATGTCAGGTAACCTATTTAATTCAGGGCGAACGGTTGATTCCGTCGCATACGATCTCGCGCTAGCTCTCGCCTCAAAGGACCCGTCAATCAACACACCGGATGCTTTACTGGAAAAAGTCGAATCTCTATTGCCAGAATGCGTGGCTATAGTGAGTCTCAGAAAACCTAAATACGCACACGGGATTGATATCGGCACTACGTATTAATCATTACCAAGAGCTGCCCGTGCAGAATCGAGGGCGGCTCTGGCCATTTTCATATATAGGTAATGATCGTCTTCGCGAAGACTACCCATAGTGTCTTGCACTGCGTTCAGTGCAGCATCAGCAGCCTTCAATACCAGGTTGTTACTTGTCAGAATCGGTTTGACCTTAATCGCGTTTGACTCTTTATCGCTCACCTAACCTCTCCTCTTGGTTGCCTTATCGCCGGCCAGCGGAACGTTTACACCTGATGCGCGTTAATCTCTCCACCTCATCCGACTTTTCGTATGCCGTCGGCGCCTACTTCGTGGGCGTCCTGCCTTGGTGGTTCGTAGTGCGTCATGATGGAATTAATTAAATCACTGGTTTATATTAGTGTCAATCTATGATTTGTTATGATTGTGAAGGAGAGGTTTATATCGTTGGTTTTTGTGAGTTAACAGACGAAACATAAGAACAGGTTCGTTTTAGATTCTCATTAGGAGAGTGAGAGGATGGGGAGTGGGGATGGAGTTGGCAGAAGTTGGATATAAAAAACCCGGCACTGTGGCCGGGTCATTTCGCTAAAATTTAATCTACTGTTATAGCTAAGTTAACAGCTTGTAAACGGTGAGCGCAACCGCAATGAAGGTCGCGATAGTCCAAACAATTTGCTTGTTGGTTGCTTCAGCAATCAGTTTGCCGACTTCATCTTTGCTGGGTTTCTTATCTAGCTTTTTGTCATATTCAGAGAATTTATCCAACATGACAGCATTAACTTTTTTTTCATCGCCTGCTACAGCGATCAACTTATCAAGCTTAGCATCCATTGCTTTCATAGTTGCCGAGAGATGCTCTATGCTTGTCTCAAGTTTGGCAATTCTTTCGCTCATTTCCACTCCAAATGAGGTTGCATCCTCATGCTTCGATGAAATTGTAGCTTGTCCCACTGCTTTAATACTAGTGTTAATTATCTCAAAGTCACTAGCTATTCGTGACATTAGATAAGTTATGTACTTACCAGCATCGATTTCTGATGGAATATCAACTTGTATTGCGACAGTGGGCGAGGACGATGCAACAAACAATTTATTAGATGGTTTGACAGGGGAAATCAAGTCAAGTTCCATCACTATTTTAGACCTTTTCGAGATTGTTAAGTTGCAACTCTATGTTAGCAATTAATGCTTTTGCTTGCTCAGCAGTCATGGTTACGGCTGCTACTCTGGAAAAAACCAGGCTCGCCCTTTGTTCATGTAGATCTTGCTTACCAGCAACAGGTGACGAATCATCCTGATTATCTATGATAAAATGAGATCTCATGAACATCAGATCAACATATCCTTCAGTACCTACTTTATAGCTAGCGGCCGCAGCAGTAGTTGCAAACGTTGGAATTTCTAATGACTTTAAATCTTCATTTACAATTTTCATGCGTTTGAATCATCCCTATTTACTGTGTGATTAATCAATTAGTTTTATTTCAATGCGTTATGAGCGTTGACAAAAATTAGTCTTAAATTTTAGATGTTATGCCAGCAAAAGCAAAAAAAATCATGGTAAGTCATTGAAAATTCAAGTTAATAAGTAGGTTTACCTAATGGTTGTGAAAAACAAACTAAATTCCAACACGCTCAATTTATAACAAGGAAGTTAAAAAAGGTTATGTGTAAGAATCACATAAAAGCGCAAACACCTAATTTTTAATCCGGCCCTTTATGTATTTGTCATAAAGAGTATCCAACTCTTTTAAACGCAGCGCAAAGACCCGAAGCATGTTTTGCTGTTCATCCTGAGGTAGTTGACGATAAAGCTCCAAAAGACGCTGCTCGTCCGGCTTAAGACCATCTTTCTCACCCACGTCCTCACCAAGAAGCCAGGCGACAGAAATGCCAACTGCATCAGCGATGGCTAGGGCTGATTTTTTACTTATAACCCCTTTTTTGAACCAACCGTTTACGGCCTGAGGGGTGACTCCAGCTATACGAGCCATGTCTGCTTTGGTAACGCCGCGTGCAGCGATCTCAGTCAGGCGCTCTACCAGAACTAAGTTAGGTTCTTCTTTTCTCATAGAATCATTCTAAATATTTGGTTTATACACGCAATAAACTCAAGGTTTGCGTGATATGTAAATCTATGGTTTACTTCCGCTGTCATTAAGCAGGAGAAATATATGTCCCCACTAGATAGAGCAATTAAAGCCGCTGGCTCAGCCAGAAAGCTCAGCACCGTGCTGGGCGTGACAAGTATGTCCGTAAGTCATTGGAGGAATCGTGATCGCGGGATCGTCCCCCCAAACTACATCTTTCCCATTTTTAAAATGACAGGCATAACCCCACACGAACTACGCCCTGATCTCTATCCAAATCCCACTGACGGTTTACCTAAACAGGAGCCTTAACTATGCAGACTGTTTCATTTCAACAGAGTAGCAGAGCTTCCTCTAATCCACTGATATTCCAGTGTCATCAAAGCGAACCTGCAACGCAGGATATAGATCATCGTGATATCTGCTCAGCGGTCCGAGCCTGGGCAGCGGCAGAAGGGCGCATAGCTGTCGCTCTTCAGATCCAAGAAGCGGCAGAAGAACTTCAGCTTGATAGCGTTGATTTCTCAGGCCAGGCCGATGTGTGGAACGTAAAGCTGTTCCGCTGGCTGGATAACAAAGAAGACTCCGCATCGTACCGAAAGAACGTCGAACAGCTGGTGCCCGCGATCATGTCTGTATTACCGATTCGGTACCGCGACCGTGTCGTAAAGAATGACTCGTTTGCTTATCGAATGGCCAGGTTGGAAAAAGAAGTCAGTGAGGCGAAGCAAGCTCTGATGCTCGATGCACCGAAGAAGGAAAAGCTGAAGGAGTTAGGCGAGGGGATCTTTGAGATGTTCCGTGTCGATCCGGACCTTACGGCGCCGCTGTTGGCGATGGTCACAACCATGCTGGGGGCAATGTGAAGACTTCAGAAAAGGCGAAAGCCGGTCTGCGCGAACAGAACCGACTTTCAGGTGCAAAAACGGAGTGTGATTGCGGAGCTAAGTATGTCAAACACAGCTGAAATTATCAATTTCCCCCACAGAACCGAACAACTGGGAGGTCGTATGGCCGACCTGTCGAACGGGTATACCAAGGTCGCTAACGAGATCCAACAGCTCAAGCCTCGTCTGAGAATGTCAGGCCGGGAGTGGCAGTGTTTTGAGGCGGTGATCTGGCTTACCTACGGCTGGAACAAGAAACAAGACCGCGTTACGAACACGGTGATCGCCGAGCTTACAGGGCTGAGTGATTCGCATGTTTCTGATGCGCTCAAATCGCTCGCAGATCGCAAAATTATCTTCAGTCAGAAGCAGGGCGTGATGAAAACGGTCGGTATAAATACTGACCTTTCTGCCTGGATTTTAGACAAACCGAAAACGGGAAAAGTCTTCCCGAAATCGGGAAAAGTGTTACCGAAAACGGGAAAAACCTTCCCGGAAACGGTAGACACCCAAGACTATAACAAGAACAATATTAAAATATCCTCGTCTCGGAATTCTGACGAATCCCGAAACCAGAAAACTCAAAAGTTTCTCTCACGCCATCCAGAAGCAGCCGCCGGGATATACACCCCTGCAGGTAAATCATGGGGATCCGCTGACGACCTCAAGGCCGCACGCTGGATTTACGACAGGCTTCTCACCGTCAACGCATCGCTATCCGAACCCAACTGGGCTGAATGGGCAAACACCATCAGGCTGATGCGTGTCCAGGACAAGCGTACTCACTACGAAATCTGTGACCTCTTCCAGTGGGCCAACCGGGATGAGTTCTGGAAAGACAACATCCTGAGCCCCTCGAGTCTACGCAAACAGTGGGATCAGCTCACCACCAAACGGCTGCGTGCAACCGGAACGGCAAAACCTTCCCGGGGCAGCATTGACCTGCATAACACCGACTGGATTGATGGGGTGCTGGAATGAAAAACCTAGCCGAGAGCATTCGCAATTTTGACCGGGAACAGGCCCGCCGCGTGGCACACAACATGCCAGAGCAGTACACCGAACGCGAACAAACGCAGCTGGTGGCGCAGATTATCAACGGTCTGTTCTTACAGCTGGCGGCCGCGTTTCCTGCAAGCCTGGTTAATCGCAGCCAGGAAGACGTGAACGAAATTCGCCGCCAGTGGGTGCTGGCGTTCAAAGAAAACGGGATCACCACTCTGGAGCAGGTTGAAGCCGGTATGCGTGTAGCTCGCAGCCAGGAGCACCCATTCCTGCCGTCACCAGGCCAGTTCATCAAGTGGTGCAGGGAAGGGCGATGTGCCCTGGGGATCACCACCGCTGACGTCATGGCTGAGTACTGGAAGTGGCGCAAGCTGGTGTTCCGGTACCCGAGCAGTGAGCAGTATCCGTGGCCGAAGCCAGTTTATTACCATATATGCCTCGAACTGCGGCGCCGGGGAACTGATGGGCAGTTGAGCCATAAAGAGCTCGAGCGTGAGGCTGGCGAGATTCTGGGTATGTGGGAAAAGCGGGTGCTAGCTGGGAAGCCGATTCCGCCTGTTCGCAGAGCGCTGGCCGCACCAGTAGATTCGAAAGGCCCTACTCCGGCAGAACTGTTAAAAGCAAAGTACGAACGAATTAAGGCAGCTGGGGGAATAATGAAGATGGTTTAGACCGCAAAGACAAACTAATGGTGTTGGTAGCAAAATAACTTACATAAAAGAGGATACTCGTCGTAGCGGGTCACCTCTTGTATCCTGGTACTAAGCCACTAGAAGTAACTCTTCCATTAGATAGAAAAGAATATATTTATCCTAATAATATGTAGTAATATTTTAACTGATATAATAACTAAGTCGTCAATGTCAACGGATTCAGATAGCTATGAACGAGGAGACTATTCTAGTAATATTTATTCGCAAGTTTCATGATTAAAAAATAGTTAAACGTAATTTTCAATAAGATCAATGGAAACTAATCACATTCGAGAAATTGTCTTCTGGATTCTTGCTCCTCCAGATATTCAAAAGATAAAAGGCGAATTTCATGATGATTGTAAAACCATTGGCTTGCGGTACGTCGAACAGTATGGCCAACATCAAAACAGGCCCCGGACGCTGCCCGAATGATAGCATACTTCCCATTTTTGAAATGAATCAAATGGATACAGAAAAACTGATTTTTCTGACCAGCTAGACGGCTAGCTATTATATCGCCTTCAATAACAACATCTTTTTTAATTTTCATAATCTAGACCTTCATTTGATTGTATAACTAAACGTATTGACTTCTCCTTCTCCGCTCGGCTTAGCTTTTAAGATGATTATCCGCCAATGCACCAACACTCAGACGGGCGAAACAACAATTTACATGCAGGACATTCTAGGACTGAATCCTTGCGCAATTTACCCGCTTTCTGAGCAGCCCTGTGGTCACATAGCGGGCAAGCGACAAGTACAGGCCTTTCTTTGAAATGTCTGAGTCCTGTTGTATAAGACATAAATAATACCCTCAAAAGTGTAATATTCATTATACCCCTTAATGCAATTATGTTTTGGCTAAGTTATGTGTAATTATTACACAACGTATGCTTAAGAGAATTAATATGAGTGTTGGATTTATGATAAAATGCCCTTCCAGGAGATATTTGTAATGAAATCAGAAGACACACTTGACTGGTACCCTGCGCAGCTACCTCTTGTAAAAATTATCCTAGGTGAAGCTGTGCTCGCAGTTGGCAAACAGGGAAGGCCAATCAACACTCGAACCTTACTTGAGTATCTTCAAGTTATGCAGGTTAAGCAAAAAAAACGGGATGATAAAGTTGCCATGCAGACCGCGATTGAAGTTCTTAGGGACAATCAACGCATTAACGGCAGGCGTTAATGCGTTTTTTAGAGATTGTCAGTTTTGAAGGATCTCAACCTTATGTCTTTGCCCGTCATTTTTTAAAAATATTCTGTCATCTAGTAGTACGATACCGTCAAGTGTAACCTGATACTCCCCATCGCCACGTGTAATATTAATCTCGTAATGACTTTCGTCATGTTGATATGTCAGAGAAAAAGACTCCCACTCTGCTGGCAACAGGGGATGGACTGTCAAGACATTACCGGAGCGTTTTATACCCATTAATTCTTCTGTAATAAGACGGTAGGCCCAACCCGCGGATCCGGTATACCAACTCCAACCTGCACGTCCAGTATGAGGCGCGACACTGTAGACATCTGCACTCATGACATAAGGTTCTGCTTTGTAAATCCCTACTTCTTGGTCAGTTGACGAGTGGTTTATTGGGTTGATTAATGACCAGAGATACCACGCACGATCTGCATTCCCCATGCGGGCAAATGCCATTACGGCCCAGATAGCACCATGAGTATATTGTCCGCCATTTTCACGTACACCTGGCACATAACCCTGTATGTAGCCGGGATTTGGTCCATGACCATCGAATGGAGGCGAAAGTAGCTTTATCAGCCTGGCTTCGGCATCTACCAGGTGCTTGTCCAGAGCATGCATAGCTTTGCCGGCGCGTTCATCGTCAGTCGCGCCGGATAAAACGGACCAGCTTTGAGCTATAGCATCAATTCGACATTCCTGAGAACCTGTGGATCCCAAAGGTGTTCCATCATCAAAATAACCTCGCCGGAACCATTCGCCATCCCAAGCTGCAGCGTGCAGATTTTTTTGCAAGCGCACCGCCTCAGTGCGGCATAGTGACGCTATATGCTCATCTTGTCGCCGATCAGCGAGCGTCGCAAAACGCTGTAAAATGTCGAACATGAAGAACCCCAGCCAGACGCTCTCACCTTTTCCTTCGATGCCGACCCGGTTCATCCCATCGTTCCAGTCGCCAGCGCCCATTAGCGGCAGACCATGCTGTCCAAATCGTAGCCCATGTTTAATGGCTTTAACGCAGTGTAACCAAAGCGTCTCTTCGGTGTGGCTGATTAGCGGCGTATCGTAAACGGATTCTTCTCCAGGCTGAAGCTGACGTCCTTCTAGATAAGGAATCATCTGCTCTAGTATCCCGATATCCCCAGAAGCGTCGACGTAGTGACAGACGGCGAGCGGGAGCCAGAGAAAATCATCTGAACATCGCGTGCGTACGCCGTTACCGTGAGGTGGATGCCACCAGTGCTGCACATCGCCTTCAAAAAACTGCCTTGACGCGCACAGTAGTATTTGTTCGCGCAGGCGTTCCGGTGCAGCGTGGGTCAGTGCCAATGTATCCTGGAGTTGATCGCGAAAACCAAATGCGCCACCCGATTGATAATAACCGCTGCGCGCCATGAGGCGACAGGCCATTGTCTGATATAGCAGCCAACCGTTAACTAACTTATCAACTGTATGGTCTGGTGTATTGACCACTATCTTATCCAGCATGCGGTGCCAGTGACGATGTACATTGTTCAACTCCTGTCGAACGATATTTTCATCAAAATAATGATCGAGTATTGTCTGAACCCGGGCGGAGTTTTCCTCGCTGCCAAGTACAAAAATGAAGGTCTTCTGATCACCGTCAATTAAGGTGGTAACAGACTGAACTGCACCGCATGGATCCAAACCAGCGCCGGTATTTCCCGACAAACTGCGTAGCTTCATTGCAGCCGGTTTTTGCAAAGAGCCATTGCGGCCAATAAACTCTCGGCGATCACCTGTCAACGAACAATGAGGATCGTTGACAGCGAAAAATGCAATGCGTCCTTCGCCGTTAGCTCCGTAAAAATTATTTGCTGTAACTCCACTTCCACTCGGCACGACCACCGTATGAGTAAAGATATGTGGGGCAGAACGCGAGCGTGATTCCCCAAGTGTCCACTCTACGTATCCTGTGACCGATAAATTGCGCGTGCGGCCCGAATTGTTACTAAGTGTCAAGATTGCCAACTTAACAGGATCGTGTTCGGCAACCATTATTGTCAACTCGCTATCTATACCACTATCGCGATGCGCGAAGACGCTGTAGCCAAAACCATGTCGGGTTAAGTAATCCCCGCGGCCACGCACTGGTAATGTCGTGGGTGACCATACCGTTCCGTTCTCTTCATCACGTATATAGAAAGCCTCACCGCTACGGTCGCTTACAGGATCGTTTTCCCATGGGGTTAAACGATATTCATGAGCGTTCTCGTACCAACTGTAAGCCTGTCCGGCTTCTGAAATGACGCTACCAAAACAGGAGTTAGCGAGCACATTTGACCAAGGGGCTGGCGTTGGAACATTTTCCTTCAGGATAATCTGATACTCCCGTCCATCCTCAGAAAACCCTCCATACCCGTTGAAGTTGAACAGATGTTCTGTCTGCGGCGTCCAGTCTTCGTGTCGATTGCTTCCCACAGTGACAAAAGGTACAAATGGCCTGTGCGTTTTAATTGACGAGTGGAGCCGCTGATTGAGCTGCTCGTTTAGTCCGCCCGCGCGATCGTCAAGATACATACATGCAACGCTCATCAATAGTTGTTTATCTTCGGAAGACAAATGCTCTCCGTTACGGACAAAAATGCCGCCAGGTTTATCCAGCAGGCTGGCTTCTGAACCGGCATAGATTAAATCCATAATCAGCGTTTGTAGGGCCTGCTGATAGCCACCGGCGCTGTTATTGAGGATAACAAGATCCACTTCAAGCCCTTTTAACCGCCAGTAACGATGAGCCTGAATCAGTGTGGTGATAGAGGTCATACTCTCATCGCTGGTCACGCTATGCAGTACAATCGGTAGATCACCTGAAATTCCCCAGCCCCACAGTCCGGACTGACCGCGGCGGTTACGGCTTATGACCTGAACGTCGGCGCGTAGTTCGTGACAGGGATAGAGCACAGCGCTAGCGAGTCGGTTAAACAGCGTTGCGTCATCTTCGCTGGCATTTATCTGCCTTAGCACTACTAGACTGTGCGACCAGGCAAGCTCAAAAACACGCTCCGCGATTGGGTAATCACGGTATTTTTCCAGTAATGCCTGGCTTTGTTGACGGCTCTCACTGATGCCATAAACGATATCAATCGTTATCGGAATACCAGGCATGAGTCTCACAACTTGTCGTATAGCCAAGACAGGATCCAGCACGGCACCAGAAGTATTACTGAGCGGCCCGTTAGCATAGATAGCTGCGGCATCAGCCGGACTTCTGCCCCTTCCAATAAACTTAGCTCGGTCTGTTTCAAACGAGGCTTCATTATAATCATTGCTATGTACCACCATCATGTGAAACAGAAATGGGCTCGGTTCATCTGGAGAACGCGGTCGTCGATGGCAAAGAATAGCGTCCCGGCTGGGATCAATCTCAGTTTCGATGAACAAATTACTGAATGCTGGATGCGCTAGATCACTGGTTTCTGAAGCAATCACCACTTCCGCATACGTTGTTAGTTCAAGCGATCGCGGTAGACGGCCATGGTGTACTAGGGTGACACGGCGCAGCTCTATATCATCCTCCGGGGAAACCACAACCTGTGTCCTGACGCTAAGGTTTCCTAGGGTACGCCTGAATTCTGCGCCTGCGTCGGTGAAGATTATCTCATCGGTGCTGTTCGCATTTCCGCCCATGGGCTGCCAAGTATTGCTCCATACCTCATTCGTATGCGGATCACGGATATAACAGAACGATCCCCAGTTATCACGGGTTGTATCGCAGCGCCAGCGTGTTACTGAAATCGAATTCCAGCGGCTGTATCCTCCACCACCTGGTGTCAACATCAAGTGGTAATGCCCATTTGAGAGCAACTGTATTTCCGGAGTAGGGCTGTCTACATGACTAAAAACTCTCGGTTCATATCGTACCGGTTTAACCCTTCCTTCATGGGATTCAAAATGACGGCGAGGGCTGTAAAGATCGACTTCATCCGGGACGCGTTCCTGCAAAAGAAGATTCGCCGACATAAAAGTGGGGCTTGCCATAAATCGCTCGATCATGGGGGCATCAAGCAGGATATGCGCTAGCGCCTGGAATCCCATCCCTTGATGGTGCGCCATCCAGGACTGTACAACCGCGTACAGTTGCCCGGTAGCAAGCCGTGATGGCGTGTAGTCCAGCGCTTCATAAAATCCGTATTCGCCATGTGCACCGCTCTGCTCCAGTCTAAGCAAGTTTTCGCAGGCCTTCTGGGGGGAAACGAGCAGAGCCAGTAGTGTTGCATAAGGCGCGACAACCACATCGTCCGCAAGTCCTCGGCGAAGACCGAGTCCAGGTACACCAAATGCCTGATACTGATAATTACGCTGGACATCAAATGCATGATAGCCGGACTCAGAAACGCCCCATGGTACGCCACGTTCCTTGCCCCAGTTAATCTGGCGCGTCACCGCTGATTTACCCATTTCATCAAGCAAACTGCCGCGCCAGTTTGGCATCACAAGATTCGGCATCAGGTATTCAAACATCGAACCGCTCCATGACATCAACGCGGTTTCATTGTCGATATTGGTGAACAACCTTCCCAACGCATACCAGCTTTTCATCGGAAGCTGATTTGTCGCGATAGCGAGAAAACTTGTCAGCCTAATTTCAGAGGGCAGAAGGTCATAGTGGCTTTTATCGGCGGTATTTGTGTCGCAGTTATATCCGACGCTGAGTAGGTTGGTAGCTTCGCTGTAGAGAAAGGCAAAATCCATTCGCGCATGGTCATTTAACCTCTTTTCAAGTTCGCTGATAATATCCAGCCGCAAACGGGCGTGAATGATAACTGATGCAGGAGGAGTTCCTTCCCCGGTGTCGGTACTCTGCGCCAACCAGCTTAGTGTTGGCAGTGTCTCGCTTTTGTATGTAGGGGGTAACCACGCGAGCAGATATGACCATTCGTGGCATATTTCAATCAACTGATGCTCCAGATGCTCGGCCCAGCGCACCACAATATCGCCTTCATGCTGACTTGCAGCGGTGAGATGTTTGCACTGAGTACACATCTTTTTAAGTTCGCTGTAAATAGCTCCCAGAGGAAGTTCCGCTGAGCTGAAACACTGCTTTTGAAGCTCTTTAAGCGTATCCGGTGCCCCTGGCCCCCAGTGTTTTTCAAGAAGTAATAATGTATCGTTTAACCCTGCAAATATTCTTTCGCCATTCAAAATGGGCTGGTTTTGCATGGCTAATAACCCTTCTCGCAGAGTCAATAAATGTCCGGCCATATTACCGCTATCCACGCTTGATACGTAACGCGGACTGAGCGGTGCAAGCGTTCGAGTGTCATACCAGTTATATAAATGACCACGAAAATGTTCCATATTATCAAGAGAGTCGAGCGTGAGCGTTATACGCTGTAAGACGCTACCGCCCGGCAAATAGCCAAAATCCCAAGCAGTAAGGTTAGCCAGTAGTGATAATCCAATGTTGGTTGGGGATGTACGGTGCGCGATCGTCGGTTGCGGTATTTCCTGATAATTATCAGGGGGGAGCCAATTTTCTTTCGCTGTGGCGAAGGTCTCAAAAAAAGACCATATTTCTCGGCTTGTCTGTCTCAACAGAAGTTTCTGTTTCTGATCTGGCAGAAAGGGCTTACGCGCGGGTTGGCGGCTCAGCCAAGCCATAATAATGGGAGCTATGCACCACCCGACGCTAATGGGCAATGCGATGAACATCATCAGCGGATCAAACACCAATTCTAGTGATGTGAGACTCAGACCGCAGGCAACATTCAGCCACATTGCCCGATAAAAACCTAAAACAGAGATACTGGAATGGTAGTTATCTGGGATATAGCTTACCCATTGGTTGAGGTTACGCTGGCTTACACCAAGTCGCCAAAGCGTAACTCCAATAGCGTATAATGAGTAACCGGCCTCGTGGGGTAGTATCATAATCGTGAGACCGATACGTAAAATGCGCTTCAAGGCTCCAGCTGAGACCAGTTGCAGATGTTGTTTAAGGGGACGGCGGTGCGGTTTATGAACGAGATCCCATGCTATGCTAAGCGCTGCAGGAAGAAACCATATTAGCGTAAGCACGCTAACCCAGTATAAAGGGTTGGGGAGCCAGAGCAGCGCGCTAAATACAAGCAGCATGATCGACGGCGCTACCAGGCTGCGTCGGAGATTATCCAATAATTTCCAGCGAGAAAGAATGGACAATGGATTTTTTTCTCTGCTTCCGTCAGCTTTTCTGACCCGAACCCTTAACCAATTGAGAAGTTGCCAATCTCCGCGGATCCAGCGCGTACGACGTGCGACGTCTGAGAGATAATTAGTTGGATATTGTTCGTAAAGTAGAACGTCGCTCAGCAGTCCAGAGCGGGCGTAACATCCTTCCAGCAGGTCGTGACTGAGTACGAGATTTTCCGGACAGACGTTGGCAGTGGACTGGACAAAAATATCTACATCATAGATACCTTTGCCTACGAACGATCCCTCGCCGAAAAGATCCTGATATATATCCGAAGACATCATCGAATAGGGATTATTACCCGGGACGCTGCTGCGCATGGCGGCGTAGCGCCCCTGACCGTAAAGAGGCATTTCCTCTGCCAAGCCTGGCTGTAAAATTCCGTACCCTTTAACGACTCGTTGGAATGTTGGATCATATTCTGGTTTGTTTAACGGATGCGCCATTGTGGCCACCAGTTTATGAGCGGTATCGCGAGGCAGGAGCGTATCACTGTCAAGAGTGATGACGTAATTAATCCTTCCGGGCAAAGCCTGCGAGGAAAGGTCTGCAACGCTCGAAAACTGAGTTCCCGGTTGGCGTAACCAGCTGTTAAGAAGAGCTAGTTTGCCCCGCTTGCGTTCATATCCCATCCAGACTCTCTGCGAATCGTTCCACTCCGGCTGGCGGTGCAGTAGATAAAATCGAGATCGGCCGCCAGGGTTTCGCCGATTAAGTCTCTGCGTCTCAGCAATCGCTTGTCTTAAAAGGACAGTGTTTTCCTCGGTATCCTCAGTTGATGAATCCGCAAAATCGGTAAGAAGTGCAAAGCAGAGATTTTCATCCTGATTGCCAAGGCTGCAGACTTCGAGGCGAGAGAGAAGTTTGCTGAGGTTTTCATAGCTTGTCAGCATGCAAGGAATTGCAACCATTGTGGCATATTCAACTGGTATCCCACTTGAAAAGTCCATCCGTGGCAAAGGTCTGGGAGTACGGAAGCGTGTCGTTGCTTCGCTAAGCATATCGCTGGCGAGTTGACTAATGGCAACAATAAGGGGGAGGGCTAGGGGGATGAGTAGCCAGAATATACCCTGTACTGCAGTTTCATACAATATGGTAGCCGTAGCGGCCGTGGTCAAAAGACTCAGGCTACCAAGCCATGACAGAAGGGGCGATTTGTTCATACTCTGCCGCAGCCGTTTCAATAGAGACCTTTCAACTGACAACAGTTTTTCGAGTTGTGGCCTTCCACCTCCAAGCAGAAAATAACCGATATGTCGGTGCTCAGGATCTAGACTCGGTTCGCAAGACATTGCCATCACGCGGTTTGCAACTTCCGGTTCACTCAATTTCGCATCTCTGGCAAGTGTTTCAATCACATGGCGATAATGATCTCTGGTGTCGAAGTGCATGTGAGGATATATACCAGTTGGGTCAAGGCGTAGCGTTTGCTCGACTACGCTGATGTTCTCTGCAAAATCAGACCAGTTCGTTTCACTCAGCAGACGTAAACCCGAAATACTGTTACTGACGGAAAGCTGGCTGGCGGCAAGCTGCTGGTTGAAGCGATGAATCAGAACCTCCGTTGTAACACCCTGCTCTGCAAGACGTTGTTCAATCCAATTCAGAGGGAGTACAAGAGCATTGCCATGTCCCTGCAGACGTCGAACCATTTCAGCGACAAAGGCACTGCTCAGCGGAGGGTGAGTACGCGCCATATCGGCAACAATCATAATTAGGTCGGCGGGAGCATTCTCTGCACAATCAAAAATCCGCGTTATCCACATATCTG